ATGTCTAGTTTATTGTATGATGATTTAATAAATAGATACTCTACAATGACAATAGATGAAGTTAGGTTTGCATTAGAGAAAGGCATTAGAGATGGTGATGATTTAAGTTGTTTTATTAACGCTAGGAGTTGGAATGTGTGGCTAAAACAACACAAAAAAAGCGAGCAGCTCAAAAGACAACAACGCTTAATCACTGATTATCAAAAGCACCAAGAAAATATTAAGCAAATAGGCAATACTATAAACAAAGCAAAGCAAATAAAATGACACTGATAGAGGCATTAAGTTGTATTACACTAATACTAGCAATAGGTTACACAGCATTACATCTATACCTAAATCATAGGTTTGAAAAAAAACAAAAAGAATTTAGAGATAGAATTAACAGATGGTAGATACATATATAGATTACCCTTATGTATTGCATCGCATATCTAAAGACATGGCTAGCGATAGGATAAAAGGCATGCATAAAAACTATAAAGAGAAAGATTACTATTGGGGTAATGATACTACAAAGTTAAATGTACAGGGTGTGTTAGCTGAACTTATAGCCTGGCATTACTTTATATATGATGATAGAGAGTTTACTGCATTAAGTATGTATGGTACAGAGCCAGAAGTTGAGGCAGATGTTGTTGTAGAGGGTTGCAAAATAGATGTAAAATACATACCACACTATGCAAAGTATTTAATGGTAAACTATGTATCACATACAAACCCAAAAAAACTAATAGATAAATACATGTTTATACAACCTATAAAAAAATTAGGTTTAGGTATGGCAAGGGCAAAGCTATGGATTGTACAACATAAAGAAGTAGATAATTGGAAAATACAGAAACAAACACTAACAAAAGTTTTTTGCAAAAAAATATAAAAGTAGGCACAGATTTTAGTGGTATAGGTGCGCCTGAAATGGCACTAAAATATTTAGGCATAAATCACAAAAGCGTTTTTGCGTGTGAAATCGATAAATATGCTAGACAATCTTTTGTGCAGTTACACAACCCTACAACATTTTACAACGACATAACTAGAAGAAACCACAAAGAAATAGATCAGTTAGATTTATATATTGCAGGTTTTCCATGTCAAGCTTTTAGCATGGCAGGACAGCGTAAAGGTTTTGAAGAGGCAAGAGGTACATTGTTTTTTAATGTAGCAGAGTTTATACAAATTAACCAACCTAAAGTATTTGTATTAGAAAATGTAAAAGGTTTGTTATCACATGACAAAGGGCGCACATTTTAAACTATTGTAGATATATTATCTAATGGTGGTGGTACACAAAATGGGCAAATAAGTTTAGATATGTTTGATGATGGTTTAGGGTATCATATCTATTGGCAAGTGCTAAATACTAAACACTATGGTATACCACAAAACAGAGAGCGTATTTTTATTGTAGGTTTTAAAGAATTTAGAAACTTTAGTTTTCCAAAAGAAATACCATTATCTATAAAGCTAAAAAATATATTACAAAATCAAGTAGATAATAAGTATTATTTAAGTGATAAAAAAACAAAAAATTTAATCAGTTTAACTTTTAATAAACATAAAAGCGATTTAGTTGTACACAATTTACAACAAAGAAGTGCTAACCGACCTGCTATAAAGAAAAACAAAAATGCAGGCGGTAGTGGGCATTTGTCTAAATCAGATGGCACAACATATTGTTTAGATGCACCTAATTTACAAGCAATAGAAAAACAACAAAAAATTAGAAAATTAACACCATTAGAAACCTGGCGATTACAAGGTTTTAAAGATGAGGATTTTTACAAAGTAAAAGATGTTAGCGATACGCAGCTTTACAAACAATCTGGCAACTCTATAACTGTAGATGTGTTAATGCACCTATTTAAAAAGATATATGAGTAAATCCAAACTAGTCAAGAAACTTGACCAAATATTTAGTAAGTACATACGCTATTACTATGCAGATGCTAATGGCTATGTATCTTGCTATACTTGTGGCACTACAAAACCTGTTAAAGAGATGCAATGTGGACACTTTCAAAGTCGTAGGCATTACGCAACTCGTTGGCACACAAATAATTGCAGAGTACAATGCATAAAGTGTAATATGTTTGAGCAAGGGCAACAATTTATTTTTGGCAATAAGCTAAAAGCTGAAATAGGTGAAGATAGATTTGATGAACTTTTACAGTTATCTAACACAAGCGTAAAGCGTAGCCAGGATGATTACAAAGAGATGATAGCATACTACAAAAACGAATTAAACAAGCTAATGTGAACAACTAGTTTTCAACAAGTTACATATATGTAAATTATTTTGTTATTATGCGCCATGCAATTAACTAATGCAGAATATCAAAGATTAAAGGATATAGCGTGCAATATATGTAAAACAGATTTTGCAGATGATTTGTTGCATGAAGCGTTAGAAGCTACACTACAATACCCAAAAGACAAATTGGAGTTTATCAAACAAGATGGTAAACTCTTTTTTTTTGTAGCTAGAATTATGGCGAATATGTATCATAGTAAAACTAGTACATACTATTACAAGATTGCAAGATTTTACGATAAGCACACATTACAAGATTGCACTAAAATGCAGAAGTTTATATTTACTAATGATACACAGCAGCAAGAAAACATAGAGTTGATAGAGAGTATATTAGATGAGTTGTATTGGTATGATAGGGAATTGTTTAAGCTATATTATTTTGGTGAGTTAGATGGCAACAAATACACACTACAATCATTAGCTAACAAAACAGGTATAAGTAGGCGTAGCATTTTTACAACAATAAAAAATGTAAAAAGGTATATAAAAGAAAGAATAAATGAAGTTGAAAGAGTTGTTAACATACGCTGATTACGACATACCTAACATAGAGTTTTACAATGAAGATGGTGAGTTAGAGTATATGTTAAATCTAAATGACTATAGTTTTGAAGATATAGACATAGCGTTTGGATATTATTATGAGCCTTATGGTATAATAAAAATTAGAAGAAACAATGAGCAAACCAAACTTAATGGTAAAAACATACAACCTCCTGAAAGCAAGCTATAAGCGTGCAAAGGGTGGTTTTGAAAATGTAGATATTAGTACATACTACGATAGAGTACACACTTGCAGTAGGTGTGATTATTTAGATCACAAAGAGTTAGAGTGTACGGTGTGTGGATGCCCTATAGAAACAAAAGCAAAATGGCAAACAGAAAATTGCCCTAAAAACAAATGGTAATGAAACTAACAAAAGAAGAGAAAGAAAGAGCAGCCTATATTTGGCAGGGTGTTAAAACAGGTGTAGCTAAAAGCCACCATTACAAAGTAGAAATGATTAAATTCTACAACGAATTAAATAAAACAAAATACAAATTAACTACAAGCTGTAGCAGTTGTTTAAATACATGTTACGAGTTTGTTAAAGGAATTGTTGCAAAACCAAAAAAGAAAAATGTCAAAAAGTAAATACTATTACGACTATACTAGGAACATTCCTTGTGATGAAATGATAGAAAATGATAACAAAGTGCCTGCATACTATGTAGGTCGTAATGGTATGATGGCGAAAGATGTTATATATGAGTTTGATTTGTCGTATAATTTAGGGACTGCTTGCACTTACATCTTGCGTGCAATGCGTAAACACAAAACACCTGTAGATTGCATAAAGAAAGCAATAGCACATTTACAGTTTGAATTAGAGCAATTTGAAAATAGTAAATAAAAATACCTGGGAATTGATGCCTGCTGAATACAACCCTAGAGAAATAAGCAAGGCACAATATAATAAACTAAAACAAGATATAGTAGATAAAGGTATATTACAACCTCTAGTAGTAAACACACATAAAGGTAGAGAGGGTATAATAGTTGGTGGGCATCAAAGGTATAATATAGCAGTAGAATTAGGTATAGAAACGCTACCATGTATAGAGGTAGATTACGATTACGATAAAGAAGTAGAAACAAATATCAAGTTAAATAAACTAGGTGGTAAATTTGATAAAGACAAATTAGCAAATTGGTTTGATATAGACACCCTTAAAGAATGGGGTTTTAAATCAATAGATTTTGGTTTTAATTTAGATAAGCTACCAGAAAAATGCGAGTGTTGTGGTAGACAAAAGTAGACATATTAAAAAAGAGGCAATGTTAGATGCGCTAGAGCAATGTTTAGGCGTTGTTACTACTGCGTGTAAAAAGGTAGATGTACCTCGTAGCACTTTTTACAAATGGTTAAAAACAGATGTAGAGTTTGCAGCAAAGGTTAGAGAAATAGAAAATGTTAGTTTAGATTTTGCAGAGAGTAAACTATTTGAGCAGATACAAGAAAACAATACAACAGCTACTATATTTTACCTAAAGACAAAAGGTAGAAAGCGAGGGTATTGGGAAAAACAGCAAATGGACATGACTACTGATGATGAAGCAATACAGATTAACATTAAGCTAACCGATGAAGATTGAGTTAGAGTTTACACCAAAACAAAGCACAGCAATTAGATACTTATTTGACAATGAAACAAGTGAGGTACTATTTGGTGGTGGCGCAGGTGGTGGTAAATCTTATATTGGTTGTGCTTGGGTTATCTACTCTTGTATTAAATATAAAGGTATTAGGTGTTTAATTGGGCGTAGCAAGCTAGATACCTTAAAGAAAACAACCCTAGCTACATTTTTTCAAGTGTGTGGTAGTTGGGGTTTAAAAGCAAATAAAGATTACACATTTAACGGTAGTAGCAATGTATTAACATTTAGCAATGGCAGCGAGGTTATTCTTAAAGATTTGTTTAGTTACCCTAGTGATCCTAATTTTGATAGCCTCGGTAGTTTGGAGCTTACTCTTGCATTTATTGATGAGTGCAATCAAATTACACAAAAAGCTAAAGCAATACTATCATCAAGAATAAGGTACAAGCTAGATGAGTACAATTTGATACCTAAATTGTTTATGAGTTGCAACCCTGCTAAATCCTGGGTGTATAATGAGTTTTACCTACCTTACAAACAAAATCAACTGCCTGCCTATAGAAAATTTGTACAAGCACTTGCAAGCGATAATATACACATATCTAAACACTATGAAGAGCAACTATTAAAACTTGATGAGATAAGCAAACAGAGGTTGTTGTATGGTAATTGGGAATTTGATGATAGTGAAGATAAGCTAATTGATTACAATGCTATTTTAAATATTTACGAAAACACTACTATAGAGGGTGGTAATAAATACATATCAGCAGATATAGCCAGGTTTGGTAAAGATAAAACAGTTATTGTATATTGGAATGGTTTAAGAGCAGAGAAAATAAAGGTGCTAGATACTAACACTATTACACAAGCCGCAGAGATAATACGAGATATACAAAGAGCAGAGAGTGTACCATTAGGTAATATAATTGTAGATGATGATGGTGTAGGTGGTGGGTTGCGTGACATACTACGATGCAAGCCATTTGTAAATAATAGCAAAGCAATAAATAACGAAAACTACCAAAACCTAAAAACACAATGTTATTACAAGTTGGCAGAGTACATAAACACAGGCAAAGTATTTGTTAGTACAAACAACACGCTAATTAAAGATAGTTTGACAAAGGAGTTAGAGCAGGTTAGGCGTGATAAGATAGATAAAGATACAAAACTAGCTATATTGCCAAAAGAGAAAGTAAAGCAAATGTTAGGTAGGTCACCTGATTATAGTGATGCACTAATGATGCGCATGTATTACGAGTTGCGACCTAATATAGGCAAGTATTATATACAATAAAAAGAGAGAGGTCAAAACAATGTAAAACAAAACCCCTCTCTTTTAAAGTATTATGGAAATACGCACCAAATCTAAACAATTTATATTTACTAATAGATAACTAAAATACAATGTTATTAACACTTAACGAGAAAGATTATTATATACCTCAAAAATGGACAGAGGTAACACTAGGTAGCTACCAGAAATTTATGGATGTTACTAGCGATGATTTAGATGAGCATACAAATAACATGAATGGCATAAGTGCATTGTTAGGTGTGCCATTAGAAATACTAGAAAAATGCAAAAAAACTGATATAGATCAAATATCAGAGGCAGTAACAAAACTTTCTTCAATAAAGGTAAACACAACTTTAAATTTAATAATAGAGGTTAATGGTAAAAAGTTTGGTTTTCACCCTAAACTGAAAGATATAACATTTGGTGAGTTTGTAGATTTAGATAACTACCTAACAAAGCCATTAGAAAACCTACACTACATAATGTCTGTGTTGTATAGAGAGGTTACATTTGAGAAAAAAGGCAAGTATAGTATAGTAGATTATGATAGTGCAAAATGTGTTGCTAATGCAGGTATGTTTAAAGACAATTTAAGCATAGCAACAGTAAATGGTGCGCTAGGTTTTTTTTTGAATATAGGAAAGGAGTATCTAATGATTACGCAATCCTATTTGAAGAAACAAAACAAGATGAAAGATACGAAACAACAGAGCAGCAGTTTAGTAGAAAATGGGGTTGGTACGGTGTAATACATAGCCTTGCAAATGGTGATGTAACTAAAATAACAGAAATAACAAAAATACAGGCAGCACAAATATTTACATATTTAAGCTACGAGAAAGATAAACAAAGCATACAAAAATGAGTGGTAACTACATAAATAACGCAGGGCAATTAAATAAAAATGTAACCCTGTATAATATTATACAATTACATGATGCAATAGTTGCAGATTTTAGTGGATTGTACCAAGGTGGTTTTGGTGATATATTTGATTTAGATATTGCAAACACACAAATATTTCCTGTAGCATTTTTATCACTAGAAAGTGCTAACTATAAAACTAATGAGTTAGAGTACAATTTCAGAGTATACATTATGGATTTAGTAAGCACACAAGTAGCTGATACAAACCAACCACAAGAGAGCAATGAAAATTTTGTATTAAGCGATACGCTTCAATTAGTTGGCGATTATATATCTATGTTGAGATATAGCCACCAAACAGCATTGAATAATGTAAACAACTATAATGGTGAGTATGATTTTAGATTAAGCGACAATGTATCATGTGAGCCTTTTACAGAGCGATTTGATAGTATGGTTACAGGGTGGGCGGCAAACTTTACAATAACAGTCAGCTTTAATAGAGGTGTCTGCACAGGTTTAATATAATATAATAAATAAATAAAATGGCAACAACGGTAACGACAGCAACATTAAATGTATCAGTAGCAGAAGAGATTACTCTAAATGGTACAACTTACGACCAGACAATAACAAAAACAATTACAGGTGTAGGTAATGTATCTAAAAGAATACATACAATACCTGCTAGTACAACAACAACATTAGCAACATTTTCAGGCACAGGCAATGGTGTAAATTTTGATGTAGATGATATAAAGTACATTAGAGTGACTAATTTAGATGATACTAATGTATTACTATTAACAAAAGCATTTAGTGCTACATCTGCTGCAACAGAATTACGCCCAGGTTGTAGTGTAACATTTTTTACACCTAATGGTAATGGTGCAACTAGCAAAGCAGGTATAACATCTACAGATGATATAGAGAGTTTATTTGTACACAATCCTCATGGTGGTGATGCATTAGATTTAGAATTGTTTATAGCTACATCATAATGAAGCTAGATAGAACAGAAAAAATAGTTAAGATGTTTGCCGATAAGGTAATAAATCAATCTGTTCGCAACCTTGCTAAACAAGATCACATTGATACAGGCAGGCTAGCAGAAAAACTAAATTATGATTTAAAAGTTTTTCCTAGTGGTGCATTAGAGTTGAATTTTAACATGCCTTTTTATGGTTTGTTTCAAGATAAAGGTGTTAAGGGTAAAGAAAGTGGGCGTAGAGCATACAAATCACCTTACAAATTTAAAAGCGACAACATACCAAACGCACCTATAGAGGCGTGGATAAAACGCAAAGGCATACAAGGTAGAGATAAAAAAGGTAGGTTTATTACACGCAAATCATTTGCCTTTTTAGTAGGTAGAAAAATAGCATTATTTGGTTTACCTGCAACTAGGTTTTTTAGTAATGCTTTTAGACAGCACTACAAAAATTTATCAAGTGACTTTACAAAAGCCTATGCAAGTGATGTAGAGAAATTTTTAAAACAAACAACAGCAGATATACTAAAATAAAACACAATGGCATTTCAAATTTTTGATAGACCTTTAAGGTTTGTACACCCTGCATACTCTAAACACACTATTTTTACGGTGCGAGAAAGTAACAGCGCAACTGTAGCACAAAGTGGTTTTAAGTTTGTATTTGAGGTTACAATTTTTACAACAGATGAAAATGGTGATGCAATAAGTGACTATCATAGATTTACAGTCAAACCTAATTCAGATGGTTATGCTAGTTTTGATGCAGGGCAACTAATACAAGATTATTGTACTACAGATACAGAGATATTTACAGGTACTACATCTGGCTCGCACGCTGGCACGCATGCTAGTGTTTTCCCTACAGAAAGATTTAGCATACACACAGTAGATAGATATAGTAGGCAAAGGTCAAACCTTATTAAAGTATTAGTTGCAGCCTATGGGCAATACGAGTTAAATGGTACTATTACTACACCATTTACTACATTAGGTGAAAATTACGCATTTTTTAATGGTGTGCAACCTTTAGAGCAAGGCAGTACAGATTTTGATGATTTAAAATACATACTAAATGGTAATACTAAAGAATTTTTAACAAATACTAGTTCTACTATAGAAAGAAAGGTTAGATTAGGCGATTATCACACATTTGCATTTTTTAATGGTACATTTAAAAAGGTAGGCTCTATAATAAGTTTTATCTCACAGCCAAGTAGCATTAAAACAAGTTTTTTTAACTCATCAGGTAATGCTATAGGAACTGTAGATACTTTAAATAATAACTCTGTAAATGATGGTTTAGCACAATCAGTAGCAACAATAGAAGATGAAGATGAAATACAAGGCTCATTATTATATGTAGGTGTAGGTCCAGGTAATTTAGTAAACAGAGGTGTTACAATACCTACAAATACAGCCACATACACAGTACAAGCATTTGATAGTAGTGGTGCAGCCTCATCACAGGCATACACTTTTAGATTAGAAGATGATGATTGTAAAGGTTTTGAAACAATACGATTAGCATATCTAAATAGATTAGGTGGTTATGACTATTACAACTTTACTAAAAAATCTACTAGAACTGTAGACACTAACAAGGGTTTAATGAAGCACAACCCTGTACACTTTGGTAATGTTTATGCTAGTAGGCAAAACTTTTTAGGTGGTACAGGTGTGTATAGGTCAAGATCAATAGAAATTATAGAGGCAAATACAGATTTTATTACAGATGATGAGGCAACTGCATTAGAAGAGTTGTTTACAAGTCCACAAGTATACATGCAAGATACTACACAATCGCCTGATACATTTCTACCTGTAGTTGTTGCAGAAAAAACATATACAAAACAAACTACTGCTAATGATGGGTTAAAGCAATATGTTATTAGCATTGAAAAATCTAATGAAAAACTAACACAAAGGTTGTGAGAATAGTAGCGTTTACACAATATACTAGTGGCTCTCCTGCACTAAAAAAGCAAGTAGAATTAGATTTGTTTGGCGATGAAAATATATCTATAAAATACGAGGTAGATAATATTAGAGAGGCTAATAGCAAAAACTCTAGCTACTCTAAAAGCTATGATATACCTGCTACAAAGAAAAATAATAAGTTTTTTAGGCACATATACGATTTACAATCTGATATGAAAGGGCAACCTAATGCTGTTTTAAACGCTTTTAACCCTTACAAATCATGTGATGTTTTAGTATATTCAGAAGGCTCTCTAATACTAGAGGGTATTATGTTTCTTAACGAGATAAAAGAAAAAAACCAAGATTACACATACAATGTTACCGTATATAGTAACGCAACAGGTTTACTAAATGCACTAGGTGAAGCTACAATAGATGATTTAGATTTTTCTGATATAGATTGCGAAATAACATTAGCTAATATACAAGCAAGTTTTACAGGTGATGTAACACTAACTAATGGTACAACAAGTGATGATATATTTTTTCCATTGGTAGATGATGGTATGATAGGTTACGATACTATTGATCCAGGTGTTTTAGACATAAACAGCAGATACAATTTTGCACCTCATTTGCAGATGCATTACATTGTAAACAAAATATTTGATTTTGCAGGGTATACCTATAACAGCAGCTTTTTAGATAGTACAGAGTTTAAAAATATCTACATGGATAGTAGTGTACAGGGTGATTTTTCATTACAAACTAGCTATGGCGATGTAGTTGCTAGACCATCAGGCACTACAACTATTACAACTAGTTTTACTACTGTAGTTTTTGATGTAGAAACTGATGATGCAGATAATTTACATAGCACATCAACAGGTGTATATACAACACCACAAGACAATTTAGAGGTCACACCTACATGCTCATTTTTTATTGATAACTCTAGTAGTAGCGCACGCACATTACAAATCAAAATACTACATAATAGCACATCACCAAACCAAGTTGCAAGTCCGATTATACATACAGAGGTTATACCTGGCAATGCTAATAATCATCAAGTTTTTGCATTTGAAAACATAATGATTAACAATGGTGAAACAATAGAGATACAAATAAAAGCTAATGCATCAGGTTTGACAATAGAAGATGCATTTGTTATTGGTGGTACAACATTAAGATCAAGATATTATTTTTACACTAATAATTTAAGTGGAGCGCAAAACAAATTTCAGAGAAATAGAAGAGATATAAAATTAGCAGATATAATTAGAGATATTACAAAGATGTTTAATCTAATTATAGAGCCAGATAAATTAGTAGAAAAACAATTAAATATTAGTCCTTTTAATGACTATGTAGCAAGTGGTGTTGAGCATAATTGGAGTGATAAAGTAGATAGGTCAGAAATAAAGCAAACAATGTTTGATTTACCTAGTAAAATATTGTTTGCAATGGCCGAAGATAGTAGTGATTTTTACCATGAAGTGTACAAACAAAGTGTAGGTAAAGAGTATGGCTCGCAAGAGGTTTTGTTAGATGTTGAGGCAGAAAAAACAGATGAGATTAGGTTAGATGTTTTTGCTGCTAGTGCAATAGTAGAAATGCATCCTAGTTATGCACCTTTAAGTGTTGTTACATCAAGTAGTGATGGTATAGTTTTTGAGAGGTTTGATAATGTGCCTAGATTAGTATTTAAAAACTTTAGGGTACACAACGCACCTACTGCTATTTTTGATAGTTATTTAAGTTTATATCAAGGTGTGTTTGGCGCACAAGTTACGCTATATGCTAATGGGCATCATTACGAAGATGATACAGACCAGCTTGCGTTAGGTGATAGTAGTTTAACATTTGGTAATGTAGGTAGCATATTTACACCTACTAACATTGTGCCACGCAACACATTCTATAATAAATATTGGAAAAATTACATAGAAGAGAGGTATGTAAATTTAACACATTTATTAACTGTTAGAATAAATTTAAAATCAAGAGATATAAATGAATTTTCGTTTGCAGATACAGTTAGAATTGACAATCAAACATACAGAGTAAACTCTATTGATTATACAACAGGTGGCGAAAAATTAGCTAAAGTAGAACTATATAGAATATACTAATGCCTAGATTTAAAAAAATAAATACAGATGTAACTATTTTAGATGTAAAAGAAATAGATACTAATACAGGTGTTGTAAAATTTGATGATGGTACAGATGCAGGCACAAGTGGTACAAAAACAGATTGTGATGCATTTGGATATGATTTTGTAAACAATCAATGTGTAGCACCTGGTTATGAAGCAACAAAAAAACACAAGCCAACGCAAGTTATAGTTGGTGGTGGTAATTTTGCAAAAGGCAACAACATAAATATACAGGGTACTAAAAATACAGTCAATGGTAATAATGTAAAGGTTGTAGGTACAGGTCATGTAGTTAGTGAAGATTACACTCATATTATAGGCAATAGTGGTAGTGCTATTAGATATGGTGAGTTTGTACATGCTGAAACACCACATGAGCAAACAGTAGCTATAGGCAACCCTGCAAGAGCGCAAAGAAGTGTTTTAATATATCAAGGTCGCACAAGTGACAATACAGAAACAGAGATATTTTTAGGTGGTGTAGATGGTAAAAGATTTATTGTAGATGAAAACAAAGAGTGTGTAATATGTTTTGAGAGTAGAGTTGTAGCAAAACGAGTAGATAGCAGTAGCACAGCAGCTATGGGCAAATTTCAACATGGTACATTTAGAGTTACAGGGGGCGCATTAGATAGATTAGGATTAAGTAACAAAACAAATCACAATGATGGTATTAGTGGTTGGACTAATGACTTTGTAGCAGTAAGTGATACACCAGATTACATAAAAGCTACGGTAACAGGGCAAAGTGCGTGTACAATAGATTGGACTATTATAGTATATGTAAACGAAATTAGAACTAGTTTAAGATAATGAAAGAGTTAAGATTAGTAGGTGCAAGTTTAGTAACAAGTATGGTTGTAATGAAAACATTTTTACCGATGTTATCTAATACAAAGATCAAAACAAAAAACAACGATATAATTAGAGGCAAATGGCACAAGAAGAGGTAGTATTAAAATTAACTGCCGAAATAGGCAATTTAAAAAAGGAACTTGAAACCGTTAAAAAAGGTGTTGAGGGTATAGGCGATAGCGCAAAAGCTACAGAAAAAAATACAGGCAAGTTAGCAAAAGGTATTAAGGGTGTTGGTTTAGCCTTTAAGGCAGCAGGTATAGCGTTAATACTACAGGGTTTTCAGTTATTAAAAGACCTATTTATGCAAAACCAAAAAGTAGCAGATGGGTTTGGTATAGCATTTGAGGCTGTTAGTATTGCTATGAATGATTTTATCAATTTCATAATAGGCAATACAGGTGCAGTAGTTAATTTTTTCAAATCAGTTTTTGAAAATCCATTAGAAAATATAAAATCATTAGGGCAAGCTATAAAAGATAACATCATAGAACGCTTTAATAGTGCGTTAGAGGTAGTAGGTTTTTTAGCAGATGCATTTAAAAAGGTTTTTGAGGGTGATTTTAAGGGTGCGTTAGAAAGCGCAAAAGAGGCAGGTAAAGAATATGTTGATGTATTAACAGGTGTAGATGGCACAGTAGAGAAAGTTGTAGAAACTACTAAAAAAGTAGTGGAGGCGACAGCAGATTATGTTACAGAAATAACTAAAGCCGCTACAACTAATGTGCAGTTAGCAAAAAGCGCAAAAGTCGCAGCAGCAGCCTTACAGGGTGTTATAGAAAGATTTGATACAGCAACAGAAAGACAGAGGCAACTACGAGATGATGAAACAGCATCGTTTGAAGCAAGAATAGCAGCAAATGAAATTTTAGCAGCAACATTAGAGGCGCAGTTTATACAAATGACAAAGCTAGCAGAGTTACAAGTTGCATCAGCACAAGCGGAGTTTGACAAGCTAGAAAATGATGAAAATTTGATAGCTTTAATGGAGGCTAAAAATGAACTAGCTGCTGTAGAGGCGCAAATAACAGGATTTAGAAGTGAGCAATTAACCAATCAAGTTTCGTTAGAGAAAGAATTATTAGAGGCTAAAAATGAAGTATTTTTAGAAGGAGTTAGTGAAAGAGAAAGAGAAATAGCAGAGGTAGAGGCGTTTTATGATGATTTATTCAAATTAGCAAAAAAAGCATCATTAGATACAACAAAATTAGAAAAACAAAAGGCTGATGCTATTATGAAAATCCGTACTGCACAACTTATGGCAGACATGGATTTAACTGCGGCTACTTTAGGTGGTATAGCAAGTGCATTTGGTGAGCATACAGCAGCGTACAAAGCAATAAAAACTGTAGAAACAACTATTAGTACATTTACATCAGCACAAAAAGCATTTGAGAGTGCGGCAGCTATACCTGTTGTAGGTGCATTTTTAGCACCGATAGCAGCAGCAGGCGCAGTAGCAGTAGGTTTACAAAACATAGCTAAAATAAACGCAACGCAAGTACCAGAAATGGCAAGTGGTGGTTTAGTAGGTGGTATGGGTACGGGTACTAGTGATAGTGTTAACGCAAGATTAAGTAGAGGCGAGAGTGTAATAAACGCAAGAAGTACAAGAATGTTTACACCTTTGTTATCACAAATAAATGAGGCAGGTGGTGGTAGAGCGTTTGATAGTGGTTTAGATACTAGTGCTAATGGTATGACTACAGGTGTTGTAAAAGCGTTTGTAGTAACAGATGATATTACAAACTCACAAGATAAATTAACAAAAATTAGAAGAAAAGCAACAATATAATGGAAAAGAAACCAACAAAAATTGTAGAACTCATTATAGATGAGAGCAATGAAGAGTTAGCTATAGATGCTATATCGCTTGTAACAGAGCCTGCAATAGAGCAAGATTTTGTATACTTTAACAAAGCTAAAAACAACCTCACATTAGCAAAGATAGATGAAGAGAAGGGTTTATTAGTATCGCCTGCATTGATACCTAACAAGCAAATATTTAGATATGATGCAGATACTAACCAGGAATACTATGTGTATTTTACAGAGGCTACAGTAAAGAAAGCAAGCGAAATGTATCTAAAGCACAACAACAACAATAGTGCTACTTTACAACATGAAAACAAGATTACAGGAGTGCATACGGTAGAGAGTTGGATAGTACAAGATGCAGAAATGGATAAATCAAGATTGTATGGTTACGACCTACCAAAAGGCACATGGTTTGTATCTATGCGCATTGAAAATGAAGAAATAAAAAAGCAAATTAGAGAGGGTGTGTTAAAAGGTTTGTCTATAGAGGGTTATTTTATAGATAAAGTACAAAAAATGAGCAATTTTGCTAGAGTTGGTAGCATGGTAACTGATGGCAAAGATGGCAAAATAGATTTGCCTTTATACGATAATGAAGATGAAGCATTAGAGAAAGCTAAAGAGTTAGGTTGTAGCGGTGTGCATTCTCATTCACTTGATGGCAAAGAAGTTTTTATGCCATGTGCAGATCATGATATTATTAGCAACCTATCAGAAATACTAAAAGAAGATTGTGGTTGTGAAGAAACAGAGTTAATTACACCTAACCCTTGTCAATCTGGCTACGAGCCGATAGGTCACAAAATAAAAGATGGGCGTAAAGTGCCTAATTGTGTACCTATTGATGCCAAAAAAAAAAAGAAAAAAAAGAAAAAAAAGCGTAGGTATTTAGAAACCTATAATGATTACCCACAAGGTGCAGTAAACAACGCTAAAAGAGCAATAAAATACAAAGAAGAGAATGGTACTACATGTGGTACTAGAGTTGGTTGGACTAGAGCAGGGCAATTAGCAAGAAGAGAAAACATAAGTAGAGATACTATTGCTAGAATGGCTAGTTTCAAGCGACACCAACAACACAAAGATGTGCCATACTCCGAAGGTTGTGGAGGACTTATGTGGGATGCCTGGGGTGGTAGTAGTGGTATAAATTGGGCAATTAGCAAACTAAAAGAAATTGATAGCAAAAAGTAACAAATTAAACATTATTATATTTACTATAAACACACCTAAAACTTTGTCAAAATGAACAAGCAATATTTTGAGAAACTTAATACTGAAAAACTAGCAGAATTCAACAAGAATAATGAACTGCAAAAGGTAGAATTAGGTTTAGTAGATGACTACAAAAAATTAAGAGAGAAAGTTACAGATAATAATTATATAGATGAAATGGATGCAGCAAAAGGTTTTTTATCTAAAGCAATAAAATCTGCAACAGAGGGTAAAAAAGATGCTGATAAAGCTGCTATTTTGTATAAAGAAATATTAGAGGCATCTAGAGATTTAGGTGTAGAGTTGCCCAAACAATTACAAAACGACACTATACAAGCAGTATCAGAAACTACAACTAAAGATTTAAAAATGATGCAATCTTTGTTCGATAAATTTAAAGTAAGATAAATAAAAACAACAATTTTTTAATAATAACTATGGACTTAAAAACTAGAATTAGAGTTGCCCTAGGTATTGAGGAAGAAACTACTCAACTAGCATACGAGGGTAAATTAGCAGATGGTACTATTATAGTATCAGAGGCAGATGCCCTAGCAGAGGGTGTTGCAGTTAGCGTACTTGTTGAGGATGGTACGCAAATACCTTTACCTGTTGGCGAATACGAAACAGAAGAGGGTGTTAAATTTGTCGTTGAAGAAGAGGGTGTTATTTCATCTATGGTAGAAGAAACTGAAGCAAAAGATGAAGATGAAGATGAAGAAATGTACGATGAAAAAGAAGAGATGAGTAATGACAATGCAGAGTTGTTTGCAGAGATTGGTGCAGTTGTTAAAGAACTTTTAGAAGAGGTTAGAAACGACATTGCACGCCTAAACTCTGAATTAGATGAGTTAAGAGGCGAGAATTTAGCAAAAGATGAAAACATTGCTGAATTACAAGAAGAAAATACAAATTTATCTGCACAGGTTGTAGAGTTAGGTAAAGAGCCTGCTACAGAGCCTGTAAGTTTAAATAAATTTGCAAAAAATAACAATAAAGTAGAATTATCTAAAGCTGAATACAACAAGTTATCAGCTAAACAAAGATTTTTCCACAACTTAAATAACTAATAATAATTTTAAAACTAAAAAAAGATGGCAATTTCAATTACATCAAATTATAGTGGTGAACACGCAGGTCAGTATATTGCTGCTGCTCTTAAATCTGCTAAATCTCTTGAATACTTGACAGTATTAGAGAATGTTAAATTTAAAAGAAACATTACTAAAGTTGCAACATCAGGTTTAATTACTGATGCTAATTGTAACTTTACAGAGGCAGGTACACTAACTTTAACTGAGCGTGTACTTAACCCAAAAGAATTACAAATCAATACAGATATTTGTAAGCAAACATTACTACAAGATTGGCAAGCTGCACAAATGCGACCAGGCGCACACAATAATGGTATGTCTGATGACTTTACAGCGTTTTTATTTTCACACCTAGCAGCCGAGATTGCTGATAGCGTAGAGACTAGCATTTGGAATGGTTTAGACAGTAACGGTGGTGAGTTTACAGGGTTTATGCAGCCAGGTAACGGTCATTTCGAGAATGATACTGCTATTGTAGAGGCTACTAACACAGCAGCTAACTATTCAGCAACTAACATTATTGCTAACCTACAACTTTTAGTTGCATCAATACCTAGCGCAGTTTACACTAAAGAAGATTTATACCTGTACATGTCACCTAAAACATACAGATTTTATATTTCAGCAATTTCAGCATTGAGCGCATTTCCTTTTAACCACATGGGTGAGTACACGCCAGAATTTGAGGGTGTTAAAATTGCAGTATGCCCAGGTATGTTAGATGACAAAATGTGTGCTGCACAAGCATCTAACTTATTCTTTGGTACTGATCTTTTATCGGACCACACAGAAATACGTGTATTAGACATGGGTGATTTAGATGGCTCTGATAACATTAGAGTTGTTGCTAAATTTACAGGTGGTACGCAACACGCACAAGGTGGTGACATCGTAAGATTACAAGCATAATAATTAACAGCTAATAGCAGAGGGCGTAAAAACCCTTTGCTAAAAGCACCTAAATTCTATATAACATGGCATGCGAATTAACTAAAGGTAGAGGTCTAGATTGTAGAGATATAATGGGTGGTGTAAAAGCTGTCTATTTTGTACAACATGCAGATGCTACTATTGTATCATCAGCAGGTGCAGTTAGTGATGTAGATTTATCTACTAACTTATTTAAATACGATTTACCAAGAGGCACAGCTAGTTTTACTGAAACAATACAACCATCACAAGAAAATGGTACAGTATTTTATGAGCCATCAGTAAACATTAAGTTGCACAAATTAACGGTAGCAGATAGAAACGAAATTAAACTTCTAGCACAAAACAGATTGTTAGTATTTGTAGAAACACAAGCTGTAGCATCATCTGGTAATACACTAATTTGGTGTTTAGGTTTAGAAAATGGTTTAGAATTATCTGCAGGTACTAGCGCATCAGGTGCAGCGTTTGCAGATATGAACGGTTACGATTTAACATTTACAGGAGCGGAGAGCGCACCATGTTTGTTAGTTGCTGACTATTCATCTACACCGTTTGATAACGCAGCATTTACAGTTACTATTACTAACTCATAATCTACATCCTTAAAAGGACTACATATTACTTGATTTTTTGATTAAAGGCAGGGTAAAACCTGTCTTTTTTCGTATATAAGCGTAACAAAACCAGGTTTTTTATATTTACTATAAACAGATGCTATATATCAAACATGATGCTACTAACAGTATGAGTATAAACCTTGATAAAGATAGAGGTAGTGGTACGCAATACAGTATAAGAATTTGGAATGATGTAGAGGGTAGTGTAGATAATAATACAGTATCATATTCTTTTACACCGATTAAATTAGCAAGAAAGGCAATATTTAATTTAGTTGAGCCAACAAATGTAGATTTAAAAGGCGTTAAAGGCAGTTTTAGTTACCTAATTACTAACTCTGTAGGATCAATAGTAGATAGAGGTAAGATTAGAGCATATAGCGGTAATTTACCTAGTGCATCAATAGAAAATAACAACTCTAATGTTACAACGCACTTAAACGCAAGTAAAATTTATGGTTTTGGTGATAATAATTATATAGCACCAGATGATACAGTAACTAACACACAATATTTAAATATTTAATTATATGTCAACTTACAAAAATACAAACGACCATTTACAAGAAATGTTGGGTAAAAAAGGTAGTGTTGAGGTTTTTACAACAGCAGCACAAACAGGTAAAGATTTTTATGCAGTACATTTTGTAAATGAAAGCGTAATTACTAACTGCACTATTACAGGTGCTACAAATGATAGTAATTTAGATGGTAAAACTATACCTGCTGGTACGGTGATTTTTGCACCATTCACAGCAATCAATCTTACTAGTGGTTTAGCAATAGGATACAACAACTAATATGAAACTAGCACTAGGATTAGGCATAAACGCAAGAGCAGAAAATCTAGAGGGTATGGGTGGTTTTGCTATTACTGATGTGAATGATTTAGAATTATGGCTAAAGTTTAACGAAGGTCAGGGTACTATTACTGATGGTATACAATGGAATGACAGTAGTGGCAATAACAGACACGCTTCACAAACTATAGATGTGCAAGAAGGTAGTGGATTTATTGGTGGTGCTTTTGTAACTGATAGTAATAACAAAGATAATTTAGATTTTGCAAGCACTTTTAGTGTTGCAGGAGATTACCACGTGTTTATAGTTTTGGATTTATCAGAAGAGGATAGTGAAACATTTATTAGTAGCGTAGACAATACTAGTTTTTTCCGTTTTGCACAAAGTAATGTACCTACTGCTTTTAAAATGAAGAATGGGGGTACTGTCGGCAACATAACTTTATCAAGTGGTATTGGACTAACAAAAGTAATTGCAGAGGTATCTAGAGATAGTAATGACGTTAGGGTTATTAGAAATGGCGTTAGTTTAGGTACACAGTCAGTATCTGGCACTTTTAGTTTTGAGCAATTAGGTACAACAAGTAGCAGTTTAACAACAGCAAAAGTATTTGAAGTTGTTATATTTAGCAAATTATTATCAGTTACAGAAGGGAATAATGTACGCAACGACATAGCCGATAGGAACGGTATAACAATTTAATTATGGATAATAGATTACTACAAGTATATTTAAAGCAACAAACAGCACCAAAAATTGTTGAAACAGGGCGTAATGATTGGATAACCTATGGTGATGGTGAGTATACTAATGTTTACCCTAACTTTCTAATAGATATATACAATGGCTCTGCTAGTCACGCAGCAATAGTAAATGCAACTAGCGCAATGATTGCAGGTAAAGATATTGTTATAGATGAAGATAGTGGTGATTTGTCAACATTTGTACAACTAAAAAAGTTTTTAGCTAGCATTAACAGAAATGGCGAAACTGCACATGAAATAATAAAAAAATGTGCGTTTGATCTTAAACTTTTTGGTGCATACGCATTGAATGTTATTTGGAGTAAAGACAAAACAAAAATTAGCGAGGTACACCATGTTAGCGCAGAGAAAGTTAGAGTAGGTAAAAAAAATAAGAGTGGTTTAATAGATGAGTATTGGGTTAGTAGTGATTGGACACAATATAGAAAGAAAGAATACATACCACGCAGAGTAGCAGCCTTTAATACACAAGATAGAAGTGAGCCATCACAAATTATTTATTGCGGTTTGTACTCGCCAGGCATGGAGGCGTACTATACACCTGATTATCTTGCATCTACTAATTGGATTTTAACAGAAAATCTAACATCAGAGTTTCATTTATCTAATGTGCAAAACTCTTTTAACCCTAGTTTTTGGATAAATTTCAATAATGGTATACCAACAGATGAAGAGCGATACCAAATAGAGCAACAAATACAATCAAAATTCACTTCACCTGGTAATAGTGGCAAATTCGTTTTAACTTTCTCTGATGATGCTAACTCTGCACCACAATTACAACCTATACAACTATCTGATGCAGATAAAATGTATGAAACACTAAACAAATTGTGTGTACAAAACATTATGATAGGGCATAGAGTTGTATCACCTATGTTATTAGGTGTAAAAACAGAGGGGCAATTAGGTGGTAGAGATGAACTTTTAACAGCTTATGAGTTGTATAGCAACACAGTTGTAGCACCGATGAAAGATGAGGTTTTAAAAGGTCTCAAAATGGTGTTAAATGTAAACAATACAAACCTACCTATATCATTAAGCGAAGTAAGTCCATTAAACTCTATGTTTGATACCTCTATATTAGAAGATGTGTTAACACAAGATGAGATTAGAGAGGCATTAGGATATGAGCCATTAGAGCAAGCACAAGAGGTTAACAGCAGATTTAGTAGTGAAGAGAGCGCACTAGATCACTTTCTAGCTAATTATGGTGAAGATGAAGATTTAGAGAATTGGGAATTGATAGATGAAGATGATGCAGCAGATGAGCATGAAGATTTTGATTTTGAGTACAATCTACAAAAATTACATTTAGCTAGAACAGGCACATCTAGAGCAGAAAGAAAGAGCGAGCAAGATGGTTATGATAAAAACTTAAACCTATATAGAGTTAGGTATGTTTACACAGGTAAATCTAAATCTGATACAGGTGAAAGAGAGTTTTGTAAAAAAATGATGGCTGCAAACAAAGTATATCGCAAAGAAGATATAATTGGACAGGCACACTCATTATCTAGCATACAAGCAAACCCAGAATTGAGTGGCAACAAATCAGGTATTTACAACATTTGGCTACATAAAGGCGGCGCAAATTGCCATCACAAATGGTTTAGAAGAATATATTTTAGAAAGTTTGGCGAGGGTAAACCAAACATAAATACAGATAAAGTAATAACAACAACAAAGGCAAGAAGTCAAGGGTTTAGACCTGAAGCTAATGAGCAATTAGTGCCTGTTGCACCTATAGATAGAAAAAATAGAGGATATAAAAGCTAAAGACATGGAATTTAACAAGAAAGTACAAATAGCATTAGGCGAAATGTTTAAAGATGTTAAACTAGACAAAGTTACTACACCTAAAAAAGTAGAGTTAGGTAGTATAGATGAACTTAAAAGTCAGGTAAAAATTGTAGATAACACATTTGAAGAGTTAACAAAATTACACACTGATTTTATTAAAGCTATTGATAGTTTAGACAAACAAGCAGAAGAGGTTAGGCGTTTACATAGTGATGCAGAAAAAATAGCAGACAAAGCATTTTTTGCGTTAGATGATTTTGAAAAAAAAGCTAAAGATTTAGGTGTTGATTTTAAAACAAAAGAATATAACGAGTTAGACCAAGCAGTGCGAAGTGTAATAAACAAAGTTGAAAGTGGCTACGAAATATTAAAAGGAAGAAAATAAAAAATGAGCCAAACAGCATTATTTATATCAGAAACAAAGTTAAAAAAATCAACAACCATAAATGGTAATGTTGATGCTATGTTGTTGCGACCTTATATGAAAGTTGCACAAGATTTACACATACACCCTAAACTAGGTACTGACTTATATAACAAGTTGCAAGCTGATGTAATAAATAATTCATTAGCAGGTAATTATGAAACACTTGTAGAGGATTATGTACAAGATGCGTTGGTACATTGGACACTATATGAGGCAATACCATTTCTAGGTTATAGAATTATGAACGCTAATATAGTGCGTAAAACTAGTGAAACATCAGAAAACACAAGTTTAGAAGAGTTGAATTTTTTGCGTGAGGTAGTGCGTAATACAGCAGAGTGGTATACAGAAAGAATGATAGATTGGTTACGCCACAACAATCATTTAGTGCCAGAATACAACACAAATACTAATGAAGATATTGCGCCAACTAAAAGAAACTACTATAGTGGCATGAATTTAGATGGAGTTAGAAAACGCCCAGGTAACATTACACTAGATGATTTTTTAACATCTGATCTTAAACCATAATGTATAAACCAAAAGCTAAAAATATTAGAAAGCTAAAAGCATATTTAGATAAAAAAGATGAAAGAGATAGCAGCACAAAACGCAGATGTACTAGGACTAAATAGCGTTACGCTTTTTATTAGTTTTACAGAGGTAGAGCAAGTATTACAGATATTATTGTTGCTACTTTCTATACTTTATACAGCACAAAGATTTATTGACTATAAGAATGGCAAGAAAGATAATAAGTAGTTTTATAGCAAAGCCTAAAGTTAAGCGCAGAAAACACTCTAAAAACGCCTCTAAAGGGCAAAAGGGTTACAAGAAGAAATATAGAGGTCAAGGTAGATGATACAAAAAGATTTAACATTATCTGTAGGTAATATTATTTGGATAGTTGGTATAATCTTTACAATGGGCATAGCATATAGCCAAATCGCACAGCTTGATGAAGATATTTTAGTATTAGAAAACAGATTAGAAAAAAAAATCAAGATAATTAACGAGTGTGAAGATAGGATAGTAGAACTTGAAAAGGAGTTAGCAACAATTAAAAGCTGTAATAATGATAGATAAAATAAAGGCGGCAGCGTGTGTATTATTATACTACGCTACATTTAAAAAAGTATGTTTTGGTAAATGTGAATACTGTAAGTTGTAATGGAACAGGTATTTAAATTAGTAGAAACTTACGGTATAACATTGGTTTTATTGTTAGGTAGTTGTTACGCACTTTACAAATTTTTCGTTTTTTCAATTTATGAGGTAAAAGGGGAATTTTCAAAACATCATCAAAACGCTGCAAAAGATATGCAATATCTTAAAAGCAAAATTGATACTATACTAGAATTTATTAAAAGTAAAAAATGAGGTATTTTACACATAGTGAATTTGCAAGTCCAGATGCACCTGGTAGTGGTAATGATATGTGTAATGACTTTTTGCAAATGATAGATAATGCAAGAGATATAGCAGGCATACCATTTAAAATAAATAGTGGCATGCGCACTATTGCTCATAATCGTAGTATAGGATCTAAAGATACTAGCAGTCACATTATAGGTTGTGCAGCAGATATACATTGTAACAATTCATTAGACAGGTCAAAAATTGTAGCAGCACTAATACAAGCAGGTTTTAGAAGATTAGGAATAGCAGAAACCTTTGTACATTGTGATTGCGATGAACGAAAACCAAACGCAATATGGCTTTATTAACATCACTATTTTCAAAACTTTTAGGTAATGCTGATAAAGTAATTGATGAGGTTGTAACTTCGCAAGAAGAAAAATTAAATCTAAAAAATAAGTTACAAGAAATTGTAAATGAGCATCAAGGTATTATAGAGCAAGAGGTAACAAAGCGTTGGCAAGCTGACATGCAGGGTAATTGGTTAACTAAATCAATACGCCCTTTAGTTTTGGCATGGCTAGTAGTAGCAACAACATTACTCATATTTATTGATGCGGGTGCAATAGATTTTGTAGTTGATGATGAGTGGAAAAGCACGTTAAGTGCAATACTCACAATTACAATAGGTGCATATTTTGGCTCTAGAGGGTTTGAAAAAATTAAAAATGGCAGACAATAGATTTAGATTAAAGCCACACGAAATAACAATACTTAAAGATTTACGCAAACCTAAAGTAAATCGCTTAATTATAGGTGACATACACCTACCATACACACACCCTAAATATTTAGAGCATTGTCAACGCATAGCAGAGTTGTATAATTGTACAGCTTTTAGTGCAACAGGTGATGTAATAGATAGTCATTTTGCCTCATTTCACCATACACATACAAATACACATGGCGCAAAGTATGAGTTAGATATGTGTATAGATCAAATGAAAGATTGGAATAGGGCATTTAGCAAGGTAGATGTTACGATTGGTAACCATGATTTAATTGTACATCGTAAAGCAGAAGATGGTGGTATAGATAAGCGTTGGATTAGAGATTTTAACGAGGTGTTAGGTTGCCCTGGGTGGAACTTTGAAGAGCAATTTGTACATGATGATGTATTATATGTACATGGTACAGGTTGTAGTGGTAAAGGTATTATGAAGCGTGTGCAAAATTGGGGTAAATCTATGGTGCAGGGGCATATACATACACAATCTTTTGTAGATTTTACAGCTTCATTAAACGATTTAAAATTTGGTATGCAAGTACCCTGTGGTATTGACTACAAATCTTGGGCGTATTCTTATGCTAAATTTCATACTGCTAAACCTATATTAGGATGTGCAGTTATTCTTGACAATGGTAAATTACCTATAATTTGCCCTATGGAATTGTAGTTGTTAACAACGCTTTTTATCTAGTATTGTTAATTATTTCTTTACTTTCTTAACTTTTTTTTGTTGGTAATTGAAAAATAGTATATATATTTGCTCCATAATCATTAACAAAAACACAAAACAATGGAAACTAAAGAACTACAACTAACAGACAAAGAACTAAAACTTTTACTATCAAAATTAGTTCAATCAACAAGTGACGAAAGTTTAGAAGACCCTAAACTATTAGTAAGTCAATTATACGACAAATTACACGAAACATTAAAAACAAAATAATTAACACAGGTAGGTTAACACCCTACCTTTTTTTATTCAAAACAATGGAACTAAACAAAGATTATTTCAAGCAAATGGCAAAACAACATTATAGTATTGATATGCCTAAAGTACAAAAGGTAGCATTTGGCGATGTTATGTTTAACATAGAGCAAAAAAAACACGCATACAATATAAAGATACAAGCGTGTGAAGAGATGCTAATAGAATATAGCAATAGTAATGAAGATATTGATGTGTGTATGAGGCATAGCATACAGGGTAGAATAGACACCTATAACGAGGCTATAGAGCATTTAGAAGATATACAAAACGAAATATATAAAAAGGTACTATAATGGATAGAAAAGAAAGCATTTGGGAAACATTAGGTGCATTATTAGTAATTATTGTGCCTTTTTGGTTAATCTTTACCTATAGTGGTAGAGAAATTATACAAGCATTTATTAACTTAATTAAATAGAAAGATGATTAAAAAATCAGTAGTAAAACAAGCACAAGCAAATGGTACATGGGATGGTAAATTTGGTACAATGTACAAGCATGAAATCGCATTTGAAAATGGCGATAGTGGTGAGTATAGTAGCAAAGATCAAAACCAAACTAAATTTGTAGTAGGTCAAGAAACAGAGTACGAATTTATAGATGGTAAATACCCAAAAGTAAAACCTATAAATAATTGGCAACCTAATGCACAAGCATCTACACCAAAACAATTAAAAGATGATGTACAAGAGTATATTATCAAACAAAGCACCTTAAAGTGTGCAACAGATTATGTTATAGCAAATGGTGGTGATGAAAGAAGAGTTATAGAGGTTGCAGAAATGTTTACTAATTGGGTGCTTAAAGGCGATAAACCACAAGAGCAACCCCAGGACATGCCATTTTAGTTATGAGTTACTATAAAAATCACAAGCGAAAAGCTGCAAAGATTTTGCGCCATTTAGCAAAGCACATTAGAGAAAGTAATTTTGATTATGAAATGATAGATTTAAAAAGTGCATTAGATGAAGCGCAAAAACACTATAAACATTATCTAGATATGAAACTAGATGAAAAATATGAGCCTAAAATTGAACATAAATACTATAAATAATGAGAGCAGGAAGTGATATAGGATATTGCGATAGCGACCACCCTAAAGCACCTTTTGTATGGTGCGAGCAAGATATTAAAACAAATGTAGAGGCATTAGGTTTTAAGTTAGATGATGTAATTTTAGGAGATTACAAAATGCGTTTGTACCTTATAGACAAAGATACAGATGTAGCGTATGATTTTGAAGATTTATATTACGATACTTACGAAACTTTTACAAGAAGAGATTTTTTAAGAGAGTATGATGAAAGATTTTCGCCTTGTTGTGGTGCAGATATTGTAGAAGATTATGGTAGATGTAAACATTGTAAAGAAGCAGTATTATGATAAAACAAGAAATTAACAAAATTAAGTATATAGCCGAAGAGATATTAGATATACCTTTTGGCTCTATAGATAGTCCAAACAGAAAACGAAATATATCACTAGCCAGGCAAGTAGTAGGTGCGTTTATGATTTGTGATCTAGGTATAGATATAGCAAAGGCATCAGATTTAATGAGTAGAGATAGAACTAGCTTTTATTTTTATCGCAAAAAGCATTTAGAGTATATGAGCGATGAGCGTATATACCCAGAATACAATAGTTTATACAAATGTGTTTACAATGCTTATATGAATGATGATAGCAGTTTGTTAGCTAGCAAAGATACTGTAACATGGTTTGAGAAACTAGAAGAGGTAAAACAACAACAAAAAGATATAGATAGAAAAATGCTACATTTAGAGCGTGAAAGTAAATTATTAGGCTTATGAAAAAAATAGTAGTAAAGAAAAAAACCGATTATACAGTAATATCTAATGTGTTTTTGCGTGATGAACGCCTATCTCTTAAAAGCAAAGGGTTATTAGCCTATGTATTGTCACTACCTAATGATTGGGTGTTGTATGTATCAGAGTTAGCAAACCATCATAAAGATGGCATTAGTGCTATTTACAGCGCATTTAAAGAACTTACAGAGTTAGGATATGTTAGGCGTAAGCGTGAACGCATTGAAGGTAAACTAGGTGGCATAGATTACATTATATCTGAAACACCTATTTTAGAAAACCTTAATGTAGAAAACCTTAATCAAGAAAATCTTAATAAAGAAAATCAACAACTACTAAATACTAATAATAACAAAGTAAATACTATACAAAGTAACTATATATTAGAGTGGAATAGAATTGCAGAAGAGATTAAGTTTACTGATTTAGATAGGTTTATAGATTATTGGACAGAAAAAAGTCCTAATGGTAGAAAGATGCGCTGGCAAAAACAAAAGACATTTGATGTTAAAAGGCGCATGCAAAGATGGGAAAAGAATAATTACAACACACCTAAAGTATCACAAACCGACCACATGCTTAATGTTTGGCAAGAGGCAAGAAATATAATCAACAATGGATAAAATTTGGAAAAGATATATAGAAGATCAAAAAACATTAAAAAATGATTGTGTAGATATATTAAGCAAGTGTTATTTAATGTTAGGGCAAAAACCAGATGCAAAACAAGTAGTAATGATGTCTAGTTTATTGTATGATGATTTAATAAATAGATACTCTACAATGACAATAGATGAAGTTAGGTTTGCATTAGAGAAAGGCATTAGAGATGGTGAA